ACAAACTTCGAACAGTTTGCAAAACAACAAATCAAAATAATTACTAAAGATGCTAGTAAAGGATTTGTGCCATTTATATTTAACGAAGCTCAGCAAAAAGTAAATGAAGCATTAGAGCAGCAGTTGAGAGAAAAGGGCAGGGTTAGAGCTTTAATACTAAAAGCTAGACAACAAGGCATATCTACGTTCTGTACTGCACGTACAGCTTGGAAAAGCTTTTTTACCCCTAATGCCCGATCAGTAGTTATGGCTCATGATAGTGCTACTTCTGATGCTTTGTTTGCTATGAGTAAAAACTTGTTTGACCGTATGGCAGATGAGTTTAGACCTAAGCTGCTAGCTTCAAACGCAAAGGAGATTAAATTTGAGCATAACAATGCGGGATATAGACTATATACGGCGGGTAGTCCTGAAGCAGGTCGAGGAACTACCCCTACAATTGCCCATCTTAGTGAGGTGGCCTTTTGGACTTTTGACGAGAAGATTCTTGCCGGACTTTTCCAAGGTATCTCTCAGGCTGAGGGTACCGAAGTTATATTGGAATCGACGGCCAACGGTGCTAAAGGAGAATTTTATAGGCTTTGGAAACAAGCTGAAAGAGATTATGAGAAAGGTGGTACTGAGTATGTACCTATCTTTTTACCTTGGTATATCACTGCTGAATATAGGAGAGAAGCTCCAGAAAGCTTTGAGCCTACTGAAGAAGAGTCTAAACTTATGGATAAACATGGACTGGACTTTGATCAGCTATATTGGAGGCGTCTCAAGATTGCTGAGTCGGGTGAAAGAAAGTTTCTGCAAGAATATCCGACGACTGCTGAAGAAGCGTTCTTAGTAAGTGGTAATAGTGTCTTTGATGCTGGTAAGCTAGCTGAACTAGAGCCAGTACCTTATTTAAAAAAGATGAAGCTTGACCTTGATTCTAAGTTCTTTGAGACTACGAGTGAAGGTGATATAGAAATATATGATTACCCAGATCACGATATGGGTTATGTTATTGGTGCTGACGTTGCACTAGGCGTAGGTAAAGATTATTCTGCTGCTGTAGTTATAGATGAGAATAGAAACATAGTAGCAGCTTATAGAAACAATAGAATAGATCCTAGTAAGTTTGGTGACTTCTTATTTTATTTAGGTAGGTATTATAATAATGCTTTGCTTGCTGTTGAGTCTAACTCAATGGGTATAGCAACACTACAGAAACTAGATGATATGTCATATGTAAACTTATACAGGCAAACTAAAATATCTAATATATCTAACCAGGAGGGCGATAGGCTAGGTTTTAGAACAACTACAGCGACTAGGAGTACAATCATAGGTAATCTTAAAAATGCACTTGAGAACGATGATGTGTATGTACCTAGTGCCGATATTATACAAGAACTAAAAGATTATATCGTAAACGATCAAGGTAAGGCAGAAGCAGCAGCCGGTTGTCATGATGATTATGTCATGTCTTTTGCTATAGCACTGGAAGTGCTGCGCTCACATTACGATCGTATAACAACCAATAAAGTTCCTTGGAATCAGAAGTTTACTGATATAGAACAAGATGACACGAGGTGGATATGATACTAGAAACAGCACTAATGTGCATGGCAGCAAATATATATCATGAGGCAAAAAACCAGTCTATGCTAGGACAGTTTGCAGTAGCACAAGTAGTAATGAATCGAGTAGAAGATAATAGATACCCTGATACAGTATGTGAAGTAGTTAAGCAAGGACTGACCTATAGAAACGGTAAAGTAGTTATAGGTAAATGCCAGTTTAGCTGGTACTGTGATGGTAAGTCTGATGAACCTAATAGAGATAGTAAAGCTTGGAGTAATGCTATACGTCACGCATCTATAATAATGACTGAAACTATTAATATAGACGTAACCGATGGAGCTACTCACTATCATGCAAGCTACGTTAGACCTGCATGGGCTAAGACTAAAAAGCGTACAACTAGAATAGATAAACATATCTTTTATCGCTGGGAAAAGTAACCTGTCCCCTATTAGAGAATTTTATAAAGTAGAGGTTATCACATGTATAGATACTTAAAAAGAATATTCTGTGCGATACTAAATCGTAAATGCAATGATGACTGTACTTGCACTGAGAATAAGTAAATGGTAAACTTATCTGTTGGAAGAGGTGAGAAGTTACCCACTAAAAAGGGAGCTGGCTTAACCGCAAAAGGAGTAGCAAAGTACAGACGTGCTAATCCTGGATCTAAATTAAAAACCGCTGTAACCGGTAAAGTAAAGCCTGGAAGTAAAGCTGCAAAACGTAGAAAGTCTTTTTGCGCTAGATCTAAAGGTTGGACAAGCGAACGAGGTAAAGCAGCTAGAAGAAGGTGGAAATGTTAACATGGTAAAACTTACAAAAAAGAAATTTCCTAAAAGCAAAGGTACCGGTAAGAGTACTAAGAAAACTGGTATAGCTAAAAAAGCTGCAGAATCAGGAATACCTGCAAGTGTACTAAGCGCAGTATACAGAAGAGGTATAGGAGCTGCTAAGACTACAGGTACAAGACCAGGAGTTAAGTCACCACAACAATGGGCTATGGCTAGAGTAAACTCATTTATCGCTAAGAAGCCAGGTACATGGGGAGGAGCTGATAAAGACTTAGCTGCTAAAGCTAGAGGTTCTAAAAAGAAGAAGAAATCATGAGCAAAGTACACCCTAACTCACTAAAGAATCTGCGCCCCTTCTCTAAAGAAGGTGCGCGCGCCGGCCAAAAGAATTCTGTTATAGCGCGTAAAGCTAATAAAGAGGCGCGAGAAGCATTGAAACTTACATTAAACGACTGGAAAGCTTTAAAGGAAGAAATTAAAGATGATGCTCCTGCGGCTTTAGATGTATTAAAAATAGCTATGACAAAAGCTTTATCTGTAGAAGATATGGATGAAGCTACACGATTAGCAACAGTATTAGCAGAGTTTGAAGCGCCTAAACTACAAAGACAAGATATAAATCAAGTAACTAAAACTGCTGACTTGACTGACGAAGAATTACAAGAAGCACTAGATGATATCGAAATACAATTTGGTGTAGAACCTAAAAATCTTAACTGAGGTAATAAATGTGGAAGATACGAAATCCTTACAAAAAGGTAGCAAGTACAATGAGTATGACGAGGACGGCGATGGAATCGTCACAGATGAAGAATTGCGGCATGTCAAAGAAATTAAAGAAGTCGAGCATAATTTACGGAAACAGCGTGCACAAAGACGAATGGCCACTTGGACACTTATCGGAATGGGTGCGTTCACGGTGGTAATGTTTATTGTACCTTTGGATAGAGTAACTGCATTATCAGATATTAGTAATTTATTTTATATTAGTGGCGCGGGTATAGTAGGAGCATATATGGGTACAACAGCCTATATGAGCAAGAAATAGAAAGGAAAGTTATGGCTTTTAAATTATCACAAAGATCGTTTCAGAAATTAGTTGGTGTACATCCATATTTAAATTCTGTTGTAAAAGATGCCATTGAGCTAACTAAGATAGACTTTGGTGTTATATATGGTGTAAGAACTGTAGAAGAACAAGAAAAGCTAGTAGCTGCTGGCAGATCACAAACTATGAAAAGCAAACATTTAAAACAAGAAGATGGGTTTTGTCATGCTGTAGATCTAATGGCATATGTTGATGGAGAACCTTGCTGGGAAATAAATGTATACGATGATATATGTGATGCAATGAAAGAAGCTGCTAAGAAAAATAATATAGCTGTTAAGTGGGGAGCTGCTTGGTCTGAAGGTGACATTAGGGATTATCCAGGCACTGCTGAAGAAGCTATGAATAAATACGTTGATTTAAGGAGATCACAAGGTAGACGACCATTTATCGATGGCCCTCACTTTGAATTAATGTTTAATTGATTGAATGAACCCGGGAGCGGATCATGACTAGATATATACAGGATGCTGTAATTCAGCAACAGAAAAAAGAAAAAACAACTAAAGAGGTATTAGACAAACCTCTTCCTAAACCTAAAGAATATACAGCTGCTGAATTAGAAAAGGCAGCAAGAACTTATTTAAAAATAGGAGGTAAGTATTAATGAAAAGGTACGGTTATAAAGAACCAGTTACCGACGAGCAACTCATTAATCTTATCGAAATGGGAGTTCAAAACAGTACTGGTGACTTTCTTAATAGTTCTGACTTAGCTAGAGAAAGACTGAAAGCAACTTATGAATACGCTGGAGTTCCGTCAGATCATTTATCACCACAAGGAGTTTCCACTATTGTTGATACTTCTACTACTGAAGTTATAGAAGCATACACTGCTATTTTATCTGATTTGTTTTTAAATAATCATAAGCTAGCTAGGTTTGTGCCTTACGATGATAGTCCAGCAGCATTTAAGTCTGCAAAAGACGCTAGTGATATAGTTAACTATTGTATGTTTAAACAAAACAATGGTTGGGAGTTTATGTCACAATGGATTAAAGCTGCTTTACTATGGAAAAACTCTGTATGTAGATGGGACTTTGTAGAAGATTACGATTATGTGTTTGAAGATTACGAAGAAATAACACAGGTAAAACTAGATGAAATATTAGCTGATGACAATGTAGAAGTTATTGGAGAATTAGAGTTTGAAAACAGACCTGTTAAATCTGAAATAACACAGGAAGATGAATTAGAATTAGTTTATGTTGACGTTAGAGTTAGAAAGAAAATAGATAAGTCTAAAGTAAAACTAGAACTAATACCACCAGAAAATTTTAGAATATCACGAGAGTCTACATGTATATCTGATGCTCAGTTTGTAGGAATACAGACACAAATGTCAAGATCTGAAATACGAAAGTATTATCCAGAAGTATCTGATGATATAGATTTTGATACTATGCATGATACTTCATGGTTAGGTTCTGCTAAGTACTCACAAGATGTTGCAGCTAGAAAGCATGTAACAGGGCAAGAGTATTGGCAAGGATCTGCTGAATCATATGAAGTACCATTAGAAGCAAATATAAATGTAAACGTTACAGAATGCTGGATAAGAGTAGATAGAGATGGAGATGGTATTGCTGAGCTAAAACACATCATGACTATTGGTAATCATATTATATATGAAAATGACGTTGATGAAATACCACTAGCTTCTATAGTTCCTATTGATATACCATTTGAGTTTTATGGTTTGTCAATGGCAGACTTTACAAGAAGCTCTACATTAGCAAACACAGCAATATTAAGAGGTTTTGTAGAAAATACTTACCTAACTAACTATGCTCCAAAGCTTGCTGATCCAAACGTAGTAGATTTTTCTGCTTTACAAAACATGAAACCAAAGCAGATTATACCTACAAACGGTAATCCGCAAGGATCAGTAACAACTCTACCACCTGAAACTATATCTACAGGTACAGTTCCTTTATTAAATCATTTACAAACAATAAAAGAACAAGCTACAGGTATGAGTAAAACAGTACAAGGTCTTAATGATACTTTGTACGTATCAGGTAACTCTGAGCAAAAATTTGCCGCTGTTCAATCAGCAGCCCAGAAGCGTATATCTCATATTGCGCGGAGATTTGCTGAAACAGGATTTAAGCGGTTAATTGCTGGGGTCTATACTACTATGCATAAAAATATGAAAAGAAAACTTTCTTTTAATATGAATAATGTATACAAAACTATAGATATGAACGCACTACCAAGTAAGATGGAAGTTGAAATTCTTCTTGATATAGGAGAAAATAGTAACAGCACTCGACTAAACAAGTTGAGACAAATAGGTGCAGAAGTTCTCCCGGCTTTAAATAAACAAGGAGCAGGTATGGCTATAAAGCCAGAAGCTCCTGCAGTATTAGCTACTAAAATAATAGAAGCTATGAATTTAGATAGTAACGATTTTTTAGAAGATTATAATAAAGACGAGTTTAGGCAAAAAGCTATGAAAGCAATACAGTTGCAATCGCAAGCCGCTAAAACAACTAGAGACGCGGCTATGCAAAAAGCAATGAGTGATGTTAAGTTACAAGAAGCCAATGTTGCCTATACAAACGCTCAAGCTAAAAATACTATGGACGATAATGCTAGACAACTAGCTGTTGCTATAGATAAACATTTTCAGCAATGGGCAGAACTTAGTGTTAAAGCTCAGAAGGAAGGGGCACAAATACCACCTCATCCGAGCTATGACGAAATATTAATGATGGCAAGTAGCATTTTAGGAGGAAAAAATGGGAACAGTAACAATTAATGCTTCAGGAGTTGGAGGCACACAATCAGGTACAGTAACAACTGCTGCTGGCTCAGGAGCTGGAAGTATTATTGTTACTAATGACTCTGATGCGGCTATTACATTTAATGTAGCTACAGCGGGTACAGATGTACAAACAGGTATTCACTGTGCTGCAAAGTCGTTTAAAATAGTAACTGGGCTAGATGATGGAGCCCAAACATTAACTAGTTTAACAACAGCACATGGTACATCTGCACAAAATGGTGAGATTGTATATAACACGCTGATTGCATAAATGAATAAAGAAGCTTTGATAACGCATATTCTTATGGTTATCTTAGGTGTTTTATGCATTTATTATCTTGCTTTTTAAGGAGAAACAAATGAGACATTTAGAAATAATTGATTGGTTCAATAATTACACACCCTACACTATTGGTTTTGATAGATTAGTAGAAAGGTTAGCAGAAAATACAAATACGGATACTTATCCTCCGTTTAATATTGTAAAGGAGGATGCAGAAAAATTTAAGATAGAAATGGCAGTAGCTGGCTTTGACAAGTCTGAAATAGAAGTTACAGTAGCTGATGGCATGCTATCTATTAAATCTGTAAAAGAAAATAAAGATGATAACGATAAAATTTATCGAGGTATTTCTTACAGAAAGTTTCATAAAAAGTTTACACTAGCTGAAGATGTAGTTGTAAAAGACGCATCTTTGCTTTGTGGTTTACTTACTATTAAATTAGAAAAGATACTTCCTGAAGAGAAAAAACCTAGAACGATTAAAATAAAATAAGGACAAAATGGATAAGTATAAAGCGACGGCTGAGAAGAGGCTAAGTAATACTAAATCCTATGGTAATCATAAGATACACCCGGAAGAACTAGCTAGGCGAGCTCATGTACAAGGTAAGTTCGCAGCTAGAGAACGGGATGAGTTTTTTGATGAAGCATATGGTGATATACTAGTAGATCTGTTTTTACAATGGTTAAAGACCGAGCCTCACGAAACTAAGTCTCGAGAGTTTTTATACGCAACTGCAATGGCACTTGGTAGTGTCAAAGAAAAGATGATAAATATTGAGACTTATGGAAAAAATGTACCTATAATGAAGGAGAATGAGAGTGAGGGAAATAAATAAAACCGAACTACTATATAATATAGAAACAATGATAAATACTTTAGAGTATGACTCTATGAGATCTGCAGGTAAAACAAAAGTTAACTGTAGTTTGTTAGTAAGTCTGTATACTTTAAAAGATATATACAAAAAGGAATTAAAGAATTCTAAGGCAGCCCCGGTAAAGGAGGTAGCTAATGGATAATAATACAGAAGCACAAGTGGACTCTACCCAACAGGATGACTCCCAAGCCAATGTAGGTCGAACAGAAGATCAGTTGCTGGCTGACATTGTGAAAAGCTCGCCTTTTACACAATCTCTACCCGAAGAGCAAGTGCCTGAGTTAGACCCGGAAGAATCAGATTCAGAGACCCAAGAGTCTGAGGAACCCGTTAGTGAAGAAGTTGAAGAGGAAGTCCAAGAAGAAAGTGAAGAAGCGCCAGTTGAGGATGCCGCTGAAGAAGCCGCTACCCAAGAAACTGAAACTTATTCTCAAGAAGACTTAGACTTAGATGCTAAAGTATCCGTTAAAATTGACGGTACAGATACTGAAGTATCTTTTGGTGATCTTATTAAAGGTTACGCTACCGAACAATCTCTTTCTAAGAAGGGTCGAGAGCTTGGAGATGCTAGGAAAGAACTTGAAAAAGAATACCAAGATAAATTAGCACAACTTGACGGTATGTCAAAAGCTAGTTTAACAGTATTGTATTCAAGTGAAAAAGACTTAGCGGAACAATACCATAAACTCGAGGAAAAAATTACAGAAGCACGTAAGGATAATGATTCATACAACTTAAGTGAGTTAAAAGACGAGCGTGAACAAGTGCAAAAAGAGTATTGGACTGCTCGTAACAAGCGAGAGCAATTAACAGCTGCTGTGCAAAAACAAGCACAGGAGGAAACTCAGAAAGCTTGGAATGAGCAAATAAAGCATTTTAACGATACTATTCCTACTATGATACCTGGTTACGACGAAGGTAGAGCTAAACTTATACGTGAGTTTGCTTTAGCAGAAGGAATAAACGAAAGTGTTTTAAATACTGTTACTGATCCTAGTATAGTAAAGTTTGTAGATGACTACAGACAACTAAAGCAAGGTATCAAGCAAGGTTCTGTAAAGCGCAAAGCCTTACCAGTTAAGAAGGCACCAGTGAGGAAAGCTAAAACTGTTTCTAAACAGAAACAAGATGCTGACCAGGTACTGCGTGCAAAAGTACTAGCTGGGAAAGGTGAAGGCAACGAAGATATGGATTTCCTAAAGTCAATAGCCCAAAAGTCTCTGAGTAACGTTTAACTTAACTCAGTCTTTGGAGGTAATTACAAATGACTAATGTACTTGGTGTACGTGGTGCAGGTGGACCCGGTGGTCCAGCTAGATCCACAGGCAAGGACGTCTCCCAAAGGGAAGACCTTGCTGATTTTATTACGATGATTACAAGGGACGAAACTCCTTTTATATCATCTATCGGTAAAGCGAAAGCTACCGCAATCTATCATGAATGGCAAACTGACGAACTAGAAACACCTGGTGACTCAAGAATTGGTGAGGGTACCGATTACATTGAGCCTGTATCCGGTGGTGGTGCGTCTGCAACTCCTGCAGTTGGTGCTAAGTTTGCAACTGATGGACCTAACCGAACACGACTAGGTAACTACACACAGATCAATGGTAAAACTATTGCTGTGTCAGGAACTAGACGAGCTGTTGATCAAGCTGGTGTAGCTGATGAATATGCTTACCAACTTAAAAAGCGTGGAACTGAAATGAAGCGTGACGTCGAGCACGACATGATTCACTCACACAACGTTTCTGCTGCTGTTGGTAACCAAAATGCTAACGCTAGAAGTGCTGGTGGATACCAGTCCTTCATTAACTCTACTGACACTTGCGTATACGTAGGTGGATATGGTGCTCCTGCAACAACTGCAGATGGTACTGGTAGAATTAGAAGTGCTGCTACTTCTGGAACTTCTCAGCCTTCTACAGGTTCTTTAGCATTAACAGATATTGACTCTGTTATGCAGAAAATCTATGAGCAAGGTGGAACTGCTACTAGCATAATGGTATCACCAAAACTAAGGAGAGATTTCTCCGACCTAATGGTATCTGACACTGGCGTTAAGCGAGAGCTAGGTACATCAGGACAACTACGTCAATCTGTAGACGTATACATGTCTGACTTTGGTGACTTAATGGTAGTACCAAACTACATCATGGGTCTAACAAATGCTGTACAGCTAACAAACTCTGCTGGATCACCTGGTAACCTAGGTGCTACAACTAACATGGCAGACAAGTCAGCGTTAATTTACGATCCTATGTATTTCGCTATTGCGAATCTACGACCTCTACAAGAGGTAGACGTAGGGCAAAAGGGTGACTCAACTGTTGGAATGATGGTTGAAGAGCTCACACTTGAAGTACGTAATCCTAAGGGTTGCGGAGCTATCTACGGTCTTGCATAAGACTTTTGGGGAGGTTTAATCGCCTCCCCATTTTTTAAATCAATGGAGATATAAATGCCGGGTCATAAGAAAAAAATAGATGGGAAAACACACAGTCCAGCTAAAGCTATGTTATTAATTAAATCGCTTGCAAGTTTACCAGGAGCTACACTTGCAAACAGAAAAGAAAAGAAAATGTCAGCATCTTACAAAATGCACGGTGGTAAAGTACATTACAAACCAGGTGGTGGAATGGTAATGGACGACATGAATAAAGTTATGATGAAGATGCATGGTGGTAAAGTTCATGATGCTAAATACTATCAAAAAGGAGCTAAAGTAGCAGGTTGTGGACCAGCTAGAAATAATCCTATGAAGAAAAAAGCATAATGCCAGATCCTAAAAAAGGTACTGGTAAAAAGCCTAAAGGTTCTGGACGCAGACTTTATACCGATGAAAATCCTAAAGATACAGTAAGTATAAAGTTTGCTACGCCAGCTGATGCTAGAGCTACAGTAGCTAAAGTAAAAAGAATTAATAAGCCTTATGCTAGAAAGATACAAATACTTACAGTAGGAGAACAACGAGCTAGAGTTATGGGTAAGTCACAAGTATCTAGTATATTTAAGAAAGGCAAACAAGCAATAAGAAAAGCACACGGGAAAACAAATGGCAAATAAATCTGTACAAGCGCCTGAAGGGTTTCACTGGATGAAACACGGTAAAAGTTTTAAACTAATGAAAAATCCTGCAGGTGGATATAAACCACATAAAGGAGCAAGTTTAAAAGCTTCGTTTGAAATACAGACTGTACATAAAGGAGGGAAAGCTAATGTACGTAATAAGAGCAGCTAATGGTAATATCTATCCGGTAGATCGATCAGTATTTAGAATTGCTGAAGTAACTAGTGGTGGATATAAGCTAACACATTTTACGCCTAACGCAGGTTCAGTAGCAACTAACGCAGCACCTGCAGCTGCAACTGCTGGTGATGAGCTAGGTTATATAGGCAAGTCAGGAAGATTTGTTGCTATAACAGAGGCTGCTACATAATGGGAAGGCAATACGAATTTAATTTTTCTAGTGCCACCGTTGATCCTAAAAAGTCTATAAAGGCTGGATATGATTTAGAGACTAACAATTGGCAAGCTACACAAGATGTAACACATTTTATTGAATCGGTAAAGCAAGATAGGGATAGAGAGGCTTACTTTGGTAAAAGCAAAATGGGTTATCGTAAAATGGCTACTATACCTGATATAGTTGCTATAAAAATAAACCAAGATTATGGTATTGATTTACATGATCCTGCTTTTATGCACGATAAGGACAAGCTTAAAAAGTTAAAAGTTATATTAAAAATGGAATATCCTCATCTGCTTGTAAATACATAGGAGGGTATTATGACTTATACTGAACTCGTAGCTTTAGTACGCAATTGGTCTAATAGAGACGAAGAAGTTGTTAGTGATAACATTATTAAAGATTCTTTGAGATACGCAGCTGATAAGGCTTATAGAAATCTTAGAGTTCCTCCTTTAGAAAACGTTGCAACTTATAACAAAACAACTTTAGAAGCAGCTACAACTAATAACACTCAACTACAATCTAGTAAAACTGAAATAAAAGTTCCATTTGATTTAATTGAAATAATACAAATAAAAGAGTTAGATTCTGCTGGTGGTGCAACTAGAGTATTTAATGAAAAGTTAGATGTTAGAACGTTTAACGATCCTACAGCAGAAAAGTACTTAGCTAATAACTACTTTACTAGAGAACGTAACTTAATATTTTTAACACCTGGCTTTGGTGAAAATGCTTTTGGTAATACAGCAGACAGTATTGAGTTACTATATTATAGAAGATTACCTGCATTAGATGCTAAATATGCCGTAACAGTATTAAACTTTACAGCGGGATTTTTAACTACCTCTGGTGGTACAACTCCGTTGTTTTTTGTAAATGGTAATACAACTACTGCATATGCAACTCAATCAGAAGCTACAGCTGCTGATACAGGAAGCGCAGGTACAAACTCAGTTAATTATATAGGTACGGAAGTACCAAACTGGTTAAGAGACCAAAACGAACGCATACTACTATATGGGGCATTAGTAGAAGTTTTTGCATTTGTGCAAGATGATCAACAAGCTGCTAAGTATAAACTAATGTTTGATAACGAAATTAATGAACTTAATAACGAAGACAGGAAAAGAAATGCTTCTGGTGGTAATGTACAAATAAACTTTAACGGAAGAGGGTTGATATAATGACAACACCAGCACGACCAGGTCAGTTTACAGGAGCTACAGACAATGAAGCTAATGGTGGTTTATTTACTGACTCAAAAATTGATGGGATACCCGATCTTGTTGCAGCAGACGTTGCATCTGCGCAAACTTCTGCAACTAATGCAGCCGCTTCTGCTACTACAGCTACCACACAGGCAACAACCGCCACAACAAAAGCTACAGAAGCATCAACTTCTGCAACCGCAGCAGCTGGTTCTGCAACTGCAGCAGCTTCAAGCGCAACCGCTGCAGCAGGTAGCGCCACAACAGCTAGTAATGCTGTGTCTACTATTACAACAAACGCGACAAATGCTGCTACAAGTGAAACAAATGCAGCAACTAGTGCATCGAACGCAGCAGATTCAGCTTCAACAGCGTCAACTCAGGCCACAAATGCCACAACACAAGCCAACTCTGCCCTTTCGAGCGCATCTGCGGCAGCTACTAGTGCCACAGCTGCTGCAAACAGCTTTGATAGTTTTGATGATAGGTATTTAGGGGCTAAAAGTAGTGATCCGTCAACCGATAATGATGGAGATGCACTAGCTACAGGTGCTTTATACTTTAAAACTGGCGATGGTATGAAAGTTTATACCGGATCTGCATGGGAAGATGTAAAACCGACTAGCTCTGAACAAACAAATATTAATACAGTAGCAGCAGCTAACTCAAATATTACTGCAGTAGCAGGAAACGCTACAAATATTAACACAGTAGGTGGTATTAGCTCTAATGTAACTAGTGTTGCAAATATAGCTAGTGATGTGACGTCTCTTGCTAACAGTTTAGAAAAGACTTACACAGTTACAGTTACAAATCCAGGTTCTGGTAACGTATTTGTATTAGGATCTGATGGTAATGCACCAGCTATTGAAATGTTTAGAGGTAACACTTACATTTTTAATCAAAGTGATGCTACTAACGATGGTCATCCATTAGTGTTTAAGAATGGTAGCTCGGCTTATGAAATAGGAGTAACATATTTTCTAAATGGATCAGAGGCCACACAATCTAATTACGTAAACACTACAACATTTAATGCTGGTAGAAGTTCAGGAGTACGTAAAGTTCAAATAGAGGTGGCTTCTAACGCGCCTAGCAGTGGTTTAAGATACTATTGTTATGTTCATGGTAATGGTATGGGTAATACTATTACTGTTAAAGATAGTAATATATCATTAGTTGCTGGATCTATAAGTAACATAAATACAGTTGCAGGAGCTAATGCTAACATTACTGCTTTAGCTGCAAGTGATGTTATTACAGATATGGCATTATTAGGAACTACTGACGTTGTTGCTGATATGGCATTACTAGGAACTTCTGATGTAATAGCTGATATGGCATTGCTTGCAACAAGTGATGTTATTGCTGACATGGCATTATTAGGAACAAGTGATGCTGTTACAGATATGAATTTACTAGCAACAAGTGCCAATGTTACAAACATGGCTACTCTTGGAGCAAGTGGCGTAGTTGGTAACATAGCAACAGTAGCTGGCATTTCGTCAAACGTGACCACTGTAGCAAATAATGTAAGTGGTGTTAATTCATTTGCTGATAGATACAGAATCGCATCTTCTGCACCGACCTCATCACTAGATGTTGGTGATTTGTATTTTGATACGACTGCTAATGAGCTGAAGGTGTATAAGTCATCTGGTTGGGCGGCGGCTGGTTCTACAATAAACGGAACTTCTGCTCGATTTACTTATAATATATCTGGTACACCAACATCAGTAACAGGAGCTGACGCAAACGGCAACACTTTAGCATACGATGCCGGATTTATTGATGTGTTTTTAAATGGAGTCAAGCAAGTCAACGGAACTGACGTTACTGTAACAAGTGGTGATACAGTTACTTTTGCGTCTGCCCTGGCAAATGGCGATGTGGTAGACATAGTTGGTTTTGGTACATTTAATGTGGCGGCAGTTGCTGGTTCTGCAATCAATAGTGGTACAATAAACATTGATAGATTGCCAAGCATTACAAATGCAAAATTAGCTGGGTCAATTACTAATGATAAACTAGCAGGTTCAATAGCTAATAATAAATTAGCAAATAGTAGTATAACTATTAATGGTTCAGCAGTATCATTAGGTGGTTCTGTTACGTTACAAGAAGATTTTGTTTGGGAAATTAAAACAAGCGCATTTACTGCTGCTGCTAGTCGTGGATACTTTGTTGATACATCTAGTGCAGCTGTAACAGCAACATTGCCTAGTTCTGCAACATTAGGAGATACTATACGTTTTATAGATCATACAGCATCTTTTGATAGTAATAACTTAACTATTGGTAGAAATAGCCACAAAATACAAGGAGCAGCGTCGGATATGACTGTATCTACTGAAAGAGCTGGTTTTGCCTTGGTATACGTAAATGCAGCGCAAGGCTGGGTATTAATGGAGAAATAATATGAGTACATACGAAGCTGTTAGATATAGTTTTAATGGAGCATCAATTTCTGGAATTGTTGCAGTTGAGGTTGGTACAATTTTATCTTGGAGTAATAGTACTTTACCATCTGGCTATTTAAATTGTGATGGTACTGCTGTTTCTCGGTCTACCTATTCTGCTTTGTTTGCAGTAATTGGTACAGACTATGGTGCTGGTAATGGGTCAAGTACATTTAATTTACCAAACTTACAAGATAAAGTTCCTCTTGGCGTTAGTAGTTCAAGAGCAGTAGCATCAACTGGAGGTGCGGAAACAGTTGCATCAAGTGGTACTCTAACAATAGCATCTGTTACACCAGCTGGTAATATTGCTGGAAGCACTGGAGGTCACACACTTTCAACTTCACAAATTCCAAGCCATGACCATGATGGACACGTTGTTGAATATGATTGGGGTTATAATAGAACTAGATTGTACTATTCTCAGCTACAGAATAATGCTCAAAATACTTTGCCTAATACAAGCACTGGCGGCGGTGGTTCACATAGCCATAACCTTAGTGCTAACTTTTCTGGTAGTGCTGTAACACCAACAGGAAACTTTTCTGGCTCAGCTACATCTGTAGTACAGCCATATATTGCACTTAAATTTATGATTAAGACTTAGAGGTATAGATGTTTGATAGTCAAAAAATAGCAGATGCTAATTTTATAACAAGTTTTGATACACAGTATCACGATTTATGTGATGAGATTATTGATGAGTTTGAAAAAATTATAGCTAATGAAAAAGGAACTGTTGGATTTTATATGAATGGTTCTGAATCAAATAATGGTACACAAAATAGAAAAGATGAAAGCTTACTTTTTCAAACGTGTTCAATGGAATACCATGAAAAAATACACAAAGTTTTAGCTGAGTATACACCGAAATATGCAGAAATGTTTCCAAGTTTTAATATGGGTAATCACAGTTCTCATTCAAGTAAAGTGCAAAGAACAGCTCCTAAAGGTGGCTTTCATACTTGGCATCCAGAACATGGACCAAGTTTCGATAGCGTCTATAGAACTTTAACTTGGACATTGTATTTAAATGATGTACCAGAGGGTGAGGGTGAAACAGAGTTTTTAGAGTTTGGACTAAAGGTACAACCAAAGAAAGCTAGACTTTGTTATTTTCCAGCGGCTTGGACACATACACATAGAGGTAATCCAGTTTATACAACAACAAAATATATCGCCACTGGCTGGTATTCATTTTCATAGGAGATTAAAATGACACATTATGCTTTAAATGTACCAGATAAAACGATAGTCAAAGATGGTGTTGGTTTGCGATTAGCATCTGATGATACTTGGTTGAATGACTATTCTTCTATTCATGCTATTCAAATAAATGATAGTAGTGGAGAAGTTGAGCCTACATCTGGTGAAAATCGTTCTGCAACAGAAGAAGAAATAAAAGCAGTAAAAGACAAATATGATGCTTTAAAAAAAGTAAAAGAAGATGCAGAAACAGCTTGGCAAAATAATTGGAATAGAGTTAGACAAGCAAGAAACCATTTACTTTTAGATACAGATTGGACAGTAATGTCAGATAGTCCTTTATCAAACGATAAGAAACAAGAATACATTACTTACAGAAATAATCTTAGAAATATTCCACAGACTTATTCTTCTAACAATGCAAAAGATATTGAGTTTGGGGATGGATATGTGTCTGTCAGTGGTTCTAAAAAAATTACAAAGCCGACATAGGAGAAGTAAATGACAAAAGCAAGAGATTTAGCAAACTTAATATCTGGCGGATTTACAGAAGCTGATATTCCAGCTTTGCCAGCATCGAAAATAACGTCTGGTACTTTCGCTGACGCAAGACTTGCATCAAGCAACGTCACTCAGCACGTAGATTTATCAAACTTAAGTGCATCTAATCTTACATCTGGTACAGTACCATCTGCAAGGTTATCGCTAGCAGCAAGTGACGTTCCAGACTTAGCTACGTCAAAAATTACAAGTGGTACGTTTGCTGATGCTCGATTATCTTCATCATCTGTTACGCAACATGTGGATTTGACTGCTCTTAACGCATCGAACTTAACATCAGGAACTATTCCTAATGCTCGATATGGTACGCCTACTTTCTCTGGAGCCAATCTGACAAATATACCATCTTCTGCACCAACGACTGGCACTTGGACAATAGCTCCTAGTAATGGTGGTTTTGTTTCTGGTACTAATGGTAAGTATCAAAAGATTGGTCAAGTGTGTTATTTCCAAGCTCATTATCAATGGAATTCAGCGGCATACGTTTCTGGTCAAAGTGCATCGGTTCTTTACGCTGTATTTTATTATACTGGATTGCCTTTTACTTCTATCAGTATAGGTTCAGATTGGTTTGTTGGACAGTTTAAAATTTCTGGTTCGTTTGTAGCAAATGACCCCCATCAATGGTCTGGTCATATTGTACAAAATTCAACTAACCTTTACTTTACAGAAAATAAAAATAGTGCGGCAAGTGTGTTAGCTAATTATGATACTACTGATCATGACCATTCAGTAGACAATTATAAAATGTCAGCATATGACGGCAATGGTAATGATGTTGATGCTCATCATTATATAAGCGGTTGGTATATAACAGCTAGTTAGATAGGTAATAGGAGAAATAGATGAGTAAATATACAATAACAAAAAACTCACACTCAATAGATATAGTGCGAAACTCTGATAATCACGCATCTGCTTTCATGTGTTCTAAAGTTTTTCATGAACCAGATGAACTTTATATGGATAAAATTGTAAGAGATGGAGTGACTGTATTAGAAGCAGATACGCTACCATCTGGAAAAAAGTTTGGTGACGTAAAGAAAGCTGGTCGTGGTTGGGTTCAAGAAGATTGGGATTGGGATGTTGAGCTTAACAAAGCTTTTGATGAAGTTGACGCTGACCTTAAGAAAGAACTAACAGATTATTTTACTTCTGATATGAAAACAAACTATCTAGCACTTATAAAGAGTGTTTAAAATGGATAATGATCAGGTACAACAAGTATTAACCGATATGGCTGTTATGCATACACGAATGCAGTCATTAGAAAAACGTTTACATAGATTAGAAATGATATTAATCGCTTTAATAGGTGGTTATGTCGCATTTACAATAAGCATATTCACACAAATAATAACTTAAGAAAGGACCGAGATGGAGTCAATAGCCGTATTTATTATTTATGCAGTTATAAACTTTGGAGATGTAATTATTACGCAAGAGTTTAAACCTATACAGTTTAAAAACAAAGATAAATGTGAAGCGTATTTACATCTCAATGCTGAAGCTATTAACATGAGTTTAATAGATCACTTTGAAACTTTAGGAAAACCTAAGTCTACAGTATTAGAAGTTGGCTGCTTGGATAAAACCCGTTTTGTATGGGAAGAAACCTAAAGGAAAACAAGCATGGATCCAGTAACGATTAGCGCAGCAATAGGCGTAGCAAGTACAGCATTTAACGGAATTAAGAGAGCCTTTGCGGCAGGTCGTGATTTAGAAGCTATGAGTCAAGATCTGTCTAGATGGATGGGTGCAGTGTCAGATGTAGATGCAGCTCATAAGGCTGCTAAGAATCCTACAATGTTTCGTAAAGTATTAGGTGGTGGATCCATAGAACAAGAAGCAATAGAAGCTTTTACAGCTAAAAAGAAATTAGAAGAACAACGCTACGAACTACAGCAGTTTATAAAGTTTACGCATGGTACGGCAGCTTGGGACGACTTGTTAAGAATGGAAGGACAAATACGTAAACGCAGACAAAAAGAAATTTACGATAAAAAAATATTTAGAGAAAAGGTTATTGGATATGTCGCGCTTACAGTGGTTCTTATTGTTGGTCTTAGTGGTTTGGTGCTGTTTACTCTTACCCTTATGGGGGTCGACAGAGGGTGGATATAAAACAAGAGAAAAGTGCATAAGAAAACAAGGTGGCCAAGAAACGTTTGAGTGGCTTTGTACCGATGGTAAAGTTATACGTTTAGCACAATCAGACAACATTAAGAACTGTTACACATGTTTTCTAAAAAAGTTTAGCGATTGGACATGGGAGCAAGAAAAACGTTTAGGTATACGAGAAGATCCTAAGTATATTACTTGCCGTCGATATAAAAGAAAGCAAGCTAAGAATGGACAGCAAGTTTGTTTATATAGAGGAGCAAATGATACATATACACTTGTAGTAGAGGGTAACTGCCCGAACGAGTATAGATGTAAGTATGATCCTAATGGTAAAGAGCCTAACATAGATAGCGTAGTTGATTCATTAAACGATAGTTTTAAGAGAAAGTAATATGGTATTAAATAATTTGATAGGACCTGTAACCGGGTTGTTAGATAAGTTTATAGAAGATAAAGACCAAAAAGCAGCATTAGCGCATGAAATAGCTACAATGGGTGCAAAGCATGCACAAGAGTTAGCTATATCACAAATAGAAGTTAACAAAGCTGAAGCAGCTAGCGGATCGTTTTTTAAAGGTGGTTGGCGTCCTTTTATAGGATGGGTATGTGGATTAGCTTTTGCATATCATTTTATATTACAACCTTTGTTAGTGTTTATATTAGCTACATTTAGTATAGCACTACCTGACTTACCTGAGTTTGATATGGGTACATTATTACCTATATTAGGTGGCATGTTAGGCATAGGTGGTTTACGTACATATGAGAAACAGAAGGGATTAACTAAATGAAAAAAGGATTATGGGCTAACATACATGCTAAGCGTAAGCGTGGTGAAAAGATGCGTAAGAAAGGTGCAAAGGGTGCTCCTACAGCTAAAGCAATGGCAACTGCACAGGCAAGTAAAAAGAAGAAGTAGTGTCTCCTATTAGAGATAAATAATATACTATTAGGAGATAAAAATGCAGACGTACGAGGGACCAACAAAGCCAATATCTATAGAAATAGATAAGATGAAATACTGCCAGAAAGAAGAAACATTTAACGAAAAGGTTTCTAGAATAGCTAGAACTTTGGCAGATGACGATCAACATAAATCTAGTTTAAAAGATATATTAGGTAATATGAGGTTCTTACCTGCTGGTAGAGTACAATCTGCAATAGGAAGCAGTCGAATAACTACAGCTTATAACTGCTTTGTATCAGGAACTATAGAAGATAGTATGAATACAATAATGGAGAAAGCAAGTGAAGCAGCTGAAACAATGCGCAGAGGTGGTGGGATTGGCTACGACTTCTCAAAAATCAGGCCCAGAGGCGATAAGATTAAATCGCTCGATAGCCAAGCTAGTGGTCCGGTCTCCTTTATGGGCATCTTTGATTCTATCTGCCAGACCATCGCTAGTTCGGGACACCGACGCGGGGCGCAGATGGGTGTCCTCAGGGTCGACCATCCGGACATTGAGGAATTCGTTAGTGCTAAACGCAATTCTGATCGTCTTACTGGTTTTAATATTAGCGTAGGTATAACAGATAAGTTTATGGAAGCGCTTACAAACACTGATGATAGCTCTTTTGATTTAGTGTTTGAACATAAAACATATAAGACCATATGTGCTAAAAAGCTATGGGATCAGATTATGGAATCTACATGGGACTGGGCAGAGCCTGGTGTGTTGTTTATAGATCGTATAGCTGAAATGAATAACCTACACTACTGTGAAGAAATAGTAGCAACAAACCCTTGTGGTGAACAACCATTGCCACCATATGGAGCTTGCTTATTAGGTAGTTTTAACTTAACAAAATACATAGTAGAAGATTTACAAAATACGTTTGACTTTGCTCAGTTTAAAGATGACATACCTAAAATTGTAAGAGCTATGGATAATGTTATTGATAGAACTATATATCCATTAAAGCAGCAATCTGATGAAGCAAAAGATAAAAGACGTATGGGACTAGGTGTAACTGGTCTTGCTAATGCAGGTGAAATGCTAGGATTACCCTATGCATCAGACGAGTTTATGGACTGGGCAGAAAAAGTATTTGCTTGTCTTAGAGACAATTGTTATAAAGCTTCTGCATTATTAGCTAAAGAAAAAGGACCTTTCCCTTTATACAGAGAGGAATATTTAAAGTCAAACTTTGTAAGAAGTTTACCACAATCAGTAAAGAAGTTGATAAGAGAATATGGGATTAGAAACTCGCACCTTACTTCTATCGCTCCTACTGGCACTATTAGCTTGGTCGCTGACAATGTGTCAGGAGGGATTGAGCCGGTATTTAGCCACTACTACGATAGAACAATACAAACATTCGAAGGACCTAAAGTTGAACGTGTAGAAGATTATGCATACGCTAAAGGCGTAGAAGGCAAAACAGCTAACGAGACAACAGTACAAGAGCACTTATCTGTTTTACTATTAGCTCAGCATTATGTAGATAGTGCTTGTTCTAAAACTTGTAATGTAGGAGACGATGTTGGGTACGAGGAGTTTAAGCAAGTTTACGTGGATGCCTGGAAAGGTGGGGCGAAAGGATGTACAACGTTCCGACTCAGTGGTAAACGATACGGAGTACTTACGACCGTGGAAGAAGAAAAGAAGGATACGGCTGAGATTCAACCAATTCAAGAAGAAGATAAAGTCGAAGCGTGCTTTGTGGATCCGCAGACTGGGATTCGCGAATGTGCTTAATAGGAGATAACTATGGCAGAAGATCTAAACATTGTCGATATAGCCAGTAAAGGTGTTGTTAAAGATACTCCGCCTATCGCTTTAGCACCTAACATATTTACTGACGTACGTAATGTTAGATTTAAAGATGGCGCCATAAGAAAAATGGAAGGAGAGCTGCTACTTAACAATATTGCAGATGAGTTAACAGGTTCATTGTCACACGGTAAGGTTAGGTACTTTGCTGTGTGGCAAGATCCTAACTTGCAACCAACAGGTTGTTATTATATATTTGTAGTAGACTTACTTAATAACAATATTATTGTAGGCCAAAAGGTTTACATACAAGATCATTTAGGAAATAAAAGAGACATAACTCCCTCTACTTTAAATAGTGGTAATGGTTTTACATTTAGCACTGATGGATGGATGCATACGTTATTTAATGGTGGTTTTACGTTTATTATAAACAATGGGATAGAAAAGCCACATTATATAAAGGATACGCCAGGTAATACAAACATTAATAATATAGTATTAGCTGAGCTACCTGGTTGGGATAGTTATAACGTAGCACAAACAACTCACTCAGATACATTTTCTACAGGAGATAGTAATGTATTTGATTTAGGACAGAAAGTAGACTTTGCAGCTAATAGCATTAGTGTAACAGGGACGACTACAAAGAATGCACAGGCAGGTAGTCCGGCTGGTAGTGGTACAGTAAATGGTACTAACTTTGTACCAGGAGCTTTGCCAGGATCTACACCATCTGTAACTGGTGATAACTTTCAAATATACACAGACGCATCTACTAATACTACTGTTGTTGTAATAGGTAATTTAAGTAATGGTAATACAGTAACAGTTAATGTTAACTCACGTAACCCTGTAAATGTACGATGTGGTGTATTAGAAGCGTTTGGTAACTTACTTGTTGCAGGTGATTTAACTGAAATAGATACAAGCGGTAATACAATACGTAGACTATCAGGTGTTGTTAGAACTTCTGATGTTGCTGCACCGGGTGCATTGCCTATTAACTGGAACCCTTTTGAAGCTGGTGCTAGTACTGCTGACGAGTTTACATTATCTGAAACAAGTCAAATACAAGACATGAAGCCACTGCAAGGTAACATGTACATATATGCTACTGACTCTATACATGCTATGCGTCTTACAGGTAACGTAAATGTGCCTGTTAGTTTTGCGCCTGTTACTGATGAGTATGGTGCTCTTACAAAAGGAGCTGTAAAAGAATATGATGGTAAACACTTTGTAGTAGGACGTAATGATATATACGTATTTCAAGGTAACCCATCTAACATACAAACGTTATCAGGTGGTAGAGTACAAACATACTTCTTTGATAACCTAAACCCGATACACGAAAACCAATTGATGCTAATGCAAAATCATTTGGAAAATGAAATATGGGTTTGTTATCCTACGCTAGATTCACTTGCTGGTGAACTAGATGAAGTATTAATATGGAACTATAGAGATAATACATGGACTATAAGAGACTTAAACGGTGTTATGTCAGGAGATATGGGACCTGTAAAAGGTGGTGGAGTACCTTCTGCTACCGTTGCGCTAACTGGCAACAGTGGTTCTTTTGGCTACACTAACAGAGGTAAAAAAGAAAGTGTTGCAGTAACAATAAACGGTAAAACTCCTAGACGTACTGTAGGTACTAAAGCTAAAAAGACTATAGCTGTAGCTTCTTTTACTACGTTTCAAACAAACATAAGAGAAGTTGTAGATCTTGCAATAACAGGAGATACAGGACCTAATGTTGTTAATCAAGTAACTACAATAACTTTTCCTTCTTCTGCTACTTTTGCATATGATAGAACTCAGAGTAACTACCTTGATGGTGGTGCTAGTGCTGTTATAAAAGGTAGTGCATCTCACGGTATAGGTGATGTTAGTTTTCCTGCTGTTAGTATATTAGGTAATAACCAAAATAACGGTGCAACTATTAACATGACTACGTTTGTTGCTGCTGTAAGAGATTATATTAATGCTAATAACGCGTTATCAGATTTTACTGCAACAGCTAGCACAAATGTGTTAACGTTAACTTCAGACGTACCAGGACCTAGAACATTTAATACTAGTACATTTGCTATAGGTGGTGGTTCTACTAGTAACCTTACAACTAACGTTACAACTACTGGTGTCGGTGTGTATGGTATTGCTGCTAACATAAGTCCTGCTATATCTATGAGATTACAGTCTTCTGAAGCTAGCGGTGTACATGCAGCTATAGATCAAACAATAGTATTAGCTAAGAATAAAACTGCAGCGGCAGATATACGTGACGATATAATAACTAAATTACAAGCATTGAGTCAGTTTAATGGAAACAGTAGTTCTATTTATAGTGTTGCAGCTAGTGGTAATAACGTTAGACTTACCTCTAGGATAGGAGCAAACCATAACCCTATAACAGTTACGTTCTTAACATCTTCCGGTGGTACAAATTATAGTGAAACGGCTTTTGGTGGTAACCTAAACAGTAGCGTAACAGTTAGCACTGCTGGTGTCGATAACAGTCAAAAAGTTATAACACTTACTGTAACATTTCCAGATGCTAGTACACAAAGTAAAATACTAGATGGACAGTTTACAAGAGCTAATATTGTTAGTGAAGTTGCTGGACTTATAAACGCTGGATCAGGATTTACAACAGCTACATCTACAGGTTTAGTTACTGCTACAGCTTCTGCAGTAGGCATAATCTCAAATAACTTCAGTGTGGCTCTAACATGCGCTGGGTCATTACCATCAGGCTTTAGTAATAGTACGTTTACAGCAGCACAAACGCGCGCTGGGGTGGCCGCAGCTAGCACTACAGATAGTGTTACGCTAACGCCACCTTTAGGTAATGCTATAACAGTTAACTTTAATGATTTGTCTGCTTATCCTGCTTTTGATCCTGATGGATCACAAACTACAGCTGAAGTAACTGCTATACAAATTGCTACAGCTTTACAAGCAGCACATACAGATACTACACATTTTACAGTTACAAGAAACAATGCTGTATTAACATTTTTAGCTACAAGTAGGAAAGCTATATCTGGTAACTTTGCATATACTGTTACTGAAGGTGCTTCAAGAACAGGTACATTACTAACTGGACTAATAACTAATTCTACAGGTAGTAATATAGCCACAACAGAAGGAGTAGATATTGCCTATGCTAGGGGGACTCGCGTTACTCTTACTGCAAATACTGCTAGCGGCAGTAGCGTACTATTTGATAAGCATTATGGCGAAGGGCCTGGACGACTTCTAGATCCTACGTTTGTAAAAGCTGCAAATGATAGTGACTATGGTCAAACAAGTCATAGCAGTAATTCAGCTTACTTAGCTGCTTATTACAATACTGATGCTACACAAAACAGTACAGAACTTGCTAAGCCTAATGGTGCTGTTCAAAATATGCAACAAGCTTTATTAGATATATTAACTGCGTTAACTAACAACGCGTTACTATCTTTAACGCCTGATAGTTCGAGTAGCCCTACAAATATAGTTATTGCTCCTAGTCAGTTTAGTTCTACTGCTAACTTTATTACTGCGTTTGCGCCAGTAACAGAAGTGATAGCTAGTAGGGTAGCACCAACAACTACAAACCTTACTAATGCTGCAGAAGGTACTGCTGTTTCTGATTCTGCTCCTACGTTTAGTACAAGCGGTACAAGTATAAGTACAACTTTTGATATTATAAGACCATGGGAGTCAACTAAAATAAATGCCACTAAAATATATCCTATACTTTTACAATCTGAAACTGCTTCTAATGGTGATATTACTAATAGGATACGCGTTGCAGATTTAGGATTTACTTTTGCTGGCACTAATTATGTATCTTACTTTGAAAGAATAGAGCTATCTATTAGTCCTACATTTGATACTGAGCAAGTAAACAGCATGGCACTATGGGCTGATGGTGGTAGTATTGAAACTGTAGGTGGTGAGCCCGTAAGAGCTACATTACGTATAAGAGCTAGAGCTACTAATAACCCAGGTCAGCTATCTTACTTAACTGTAGCAGAAGATAATACTCAAAGTAATGCTAAAGCTAATAAGCTTGTTGTTAACGATTTTGGTGTTGCTAGTAATTATAAATCAGATATGCGAGTGTTTGGTCGATTAATTAATTATAGGATCGATGATGCACAAGCAGCGAATGCTAACACAGCAGCTAATAACAAAGCTTGGAACGTATCTGGTTTACAACTAGATGTTAAGAAGGGAGGTAAGCGCTAATGAGTATTAGTAATCCTCCTAGCACAGGAGATGCTAACTTAGACTTTACATTATTAGAGTTAATTAGAGCACTTAACGAAAGGCAAGAAGAACATTTAAAGCTATTGGCAGACATTAGAGCTGCCAGTAGTCTTGCAGACCTTAAGGAAAGGATAGACGAAAAATGATAAGAGCTATAGGCCAAAATGATGTTTTGGAAGCCATATTATTAATGAATAAATCTAATGAACAAAATGACTATAAAGGTATTGAGCGTAACCAAAATACCTGGATACGTTTCTTTTGTAATTTAGTAGATAAACAAAGTAAAAAAGATCCTAATGCTTTAGTACTAGGATATTATGATAACGATTTAAAAGGGTTTTTAGCTGCATCAACATACATAAACTACTATAACAATAAAGCAGTTATGGATGTTAATGATTGTATTGTAGATAAAAACTATAGATTAAATGGTAAAGTAGTACATGAGTTGTTTACTCATATGATAGACCATACTAAAGAACATGGTGGTAAGTACTGGCGAGCAGACTCAGTACAACCATACGACGATGCTTTACGTTATGGTAAATTTTTAGAAAAACGTTTTAATGGTAATTTATATATTTCTGTTAGAGGAAAAATAGGAGATTAATATGGGAAGTGGAGGCGGAGGCACTACTACTCAGGTAGCAAACTCAGGCATAGCTGATCAATTTGCGCCATACGTAGAAAGAGTTTTATCAGACGTTACTGATATGTATGAGGCTGATAGATTAAAAGGCCCTGAATCTGTTGTAGCAGATCTTACCCAAGAGCAAAAAGATGCGCTTACTGCACAAAAAGGTTTTGCTCAAGATATGATGGCAGGTACAGGTATTTTTGATACTGCTGCAGCTAGAGAAGCAGACTTAAAAGGTATATTAGGTAGTAGTATGGGACAAGCAGCTACTGGTGGTATGCTAGGTTCTGCTAGATCTCAGGCTGCTATGAATCAAGCATTAGCTGATAGATCTTTAGAGTTTGCAAAAGACAGACAACAAACTGCTTTAGGTGGATCAGATCTATTAGGAGATGTGGGTAGTGCACAACAAGCATACAAACAACAGCTATTAGATGCTGATGATACTATGGCTACTAGATACTTTGGCTATTTAGGATCACAAGCAGTGCCTCGATCAACTACTACTACACAAACAGGAGGCGGCAAATGATAAGTCTAGCACAACCTATGATAGGTATGGCTCCTATGCAAGCAAGAAGAGAAGACCCACAAGTACCTATGCTTCAACGTAAACAATCACCCTTAGGCATGGCTGCTGATATAGCAGAAACTAAAGCTATAGATTATGCATTAGGACAAGTAGGAAAAGAAGGCGCAAAGAAAGCACTTGCTACTGCAGGTGGCGCAATAATGGGACCTATAGGCGCAATAGGTGGAGAAGTTGCAGGAGAAATGCTAGCACCGTTTTTAAAAAGGTTATTCTTTGCAAGAGGTGGTTATGCAGGACCATTAGCTTTAGCACCAGGTGGAGAAGTAACTGGTGGTGTACCTAAAAAATATAAAGGGTTTGCTAAACTACCTGAAGCCGTACAGCAAAAGATAGATCCAGATTTAGCTAGGAAATATAATGAAGGAGCTTTTGTAATGCCAAAGTCTGGTGAAGAACTAATGTTTGGTAATATGGGTATGTCACCTACTTCTGTTGATGGTGCGTTTCAAAACTTTTTGCGATCAGGTAAAATGCCATTAGGCGCAGGATATAGTATTAAACCTGATATGGGTAAGGGTAGTGGAAGCTTAACGTTAGAGTACGAAATATCTAAAGACCCTTCTAGAAATATGATGACCGGCATAAAGAATATGTTTAATAATTTTAGAGGACGTTGATATGGCAGTAGGTTTTAGAGGCAGTTCTTCATCAGGAGGATCAACAGGTATAGATTTTGATAGTGATTATTTTGATATTCCAATTACTCCATTAAATAAAATAGTACCAAGAACAAACTACTCAGCTCCAGTAACGGGTGGTAATGAAGGAGCGTTAGGCAATACTTTTGATGCTGCTGCTTTTAATCAAAGCTATAAACCTGTAACAAAGCCTGTTGATTATTCTTTGTATCAAGGAACAAATGCTCATCCTATGGAGTCAGGAAAAGAGCCATTTTATTTTACAACAGACTCGTTAACAGATCAAGATATAAAAAATTATTTAAGTGATACTGAAAACTTTGTATACAATCCTGGTACAGGAGAGTTTGAACCTGCAGGAAAATATACATATCCATTAAGTCAGCTAGCTCCTGGTTATTCTGATACACAAGAAAAATTTATGTTAGGTGTAAAACCTAAAATGACAGGTCAACAGCTACAAGATATAGAAGCTAATAGACTAAATACACAAAAGCTAGCATTTGAAGTTCCTATGGGTGAAGGTATAAATATGTTTGATAATTATAATGAAGCCTATACAGGATTTGACAGCTCAGGAAATTTTACAGGAGCTCCATTAGATCCTGGTACGCAAGCTATGAATAATGTACCTGACTACAGTCAACCTACACAAAGTGTGTTTGATGAAGGTGGTATATTTAGTGGAAGTTTCTTTGCTAATCAAGGTGGAAAAGTTCCTGCAAGTAACGGAGGAAAGTAATGCAGCTTAAGAAGTTTACAAGAAAAGACCGACATGGGAATATGATGTCTTTTGAATTTGACGTACCGCAGGCTAATGTACCTGCTATGCAGTCTATACCTATGTATGACCATCCAGGCGAACCTAAAGGTACAGATACTGTGCCAGCTTGGCTTACACCCGGTGAGTTTGTAGTAAACAAAGAAGCAACAGAAATGTTTGGTCCTACAATAAAGAAAATGAATGATATAGGTAGGCAAAAACAAGATCAAAACAAAGCTATGTACGCGCAAGAAGGTACACAAGTGCTATCTCGTGGTTTGCTAGATGAAGATGAAGCATTCCAAACTCAGCTTAATAAAATGCTAGACAAGTACGAAGGATCAGAGTTTACTAAAGATAAGCTATATAACATTATAGATGGAGAAAGTAGCTTTGACCCTACTGTTAAGAACCCTAAAAGTAGTGCTACTGGTTTATTTCAGTTTACTGATACTGCTATAAACGATTTAAAAGATCAGGGTAAAATAGATAAAGATTTTACTACAGACAAAATTAAAGATATGAGTCCTACTGATCAGTTAAAGCTATATGAAACGTATTTAGATAGATGGAAGTATGGTGGAGATGCGCATTTAGGAATTATGCAAGCAGCTCCTGGTAAATATTTTGAAAAATTTAGAAGTGGAGATAATAAAGGGGATTTAAATCAAGAAGTTTTTGCTGAAGGTAGTGATAGCTATGAGCGAAATAAAGTTTGGGCAGGTGATGATGGCAAAATGACTTTTGCTAGTATTTCAGATTACTATGATGGTAGAGCTAAAGATAAAATACCTGGTGTTACTGTGGCAAAACTTCAACCAGATACGTCTGCTAGCCCTACACAGGTGGCCGCTAACGCGTCTTCAGTACCTTCTATGAATATAGGTATACCGCCAAGAGACATGTCCTCTATGGAGCCGATTGCAGGGCCGAGTTCTGGTAGAATTGCTGAAGTTATGGGTAACTTAAAGCCATCAGACGACTATACTAACTACCTTAGAAACTTAAGATTAAAAGCTGATGACTATTTTAATAATGATGGAGTTATACCTAGAGCAAACGTTACACTAGATACAAGACAAATACCTGGTGTAAACCCAATGTTAGATATAAATAAACCAGCTGGCGTACCGATACCTACAGGAGTAGTTGATGGTAAGCGTGTAGCCTTAACACCTGAATATTTAGATGCAATGCAAGATAATGATATGGGTGGATTAGGGGCAGACTCGCAAGTGTTTAAAGATTTTGTTGGTAGTAGATTAAGAGTTCCTGTAACTCAAGTACCTCCTAGTCAAGTTGTACCTAAACCATCTAGTTTTCAAAATATAATTGAACAGGCTGCACCAGGTGCTGCAACTGTATCAGATGAGCAAAAGAGAGGTCAAACGCGTCAACGATATGATCTATATGAAGGTACAGACAGGCCAACAAGTCAACAAGAACTTGATCGAAGAGCTATGGAAAACTTTAATCCTCCAGAACTAGATAGACTTGTTGATAGTATGCAAGCGGATATTAATAAAGAAAATGCACCACAGTTTTTAAGTGATGACGAAATAAAAAGAGCTGAAGGTCTTGGTGAAGAGATTAAAGCTATTGATGATTTTGCTAGAAAAGCTGGTAAGTATTTAGTTAGCCCTAAAGAGTTTAGAAACGAAAGAGGTCTTACCGGTAAACAAGAAGAAAAGGCACAAGCAGATTTAGCAAAAATGAAAAAGCTAGAGCCTATTGAAAAAGGCTACGATCAAAAGCAAAAAGTTGCTACAGAAATAGAAAAACAAAACAAAAATCAAACAGGGCCTGGGCCAGATCAAAAAGGACCTGATGCTGATCCTGATACTGTTAAGAACACAGGGTCTAATGCTCCTGCTGCAGAACAAAATAAAACAACTAGTTTTCTAAAAGGTTTGTTTGGTAGCTTGTTTGATACTGATGAATTAAAGCGTATGGCTGTAATGTATCTTGGTTCTAGATTAATGGGCTATAGTCATGGTGGTAGTTTAAGTTTTTCTGTTAAAAACTACTTACAAAGAGTTGATGCTAAAGAAAAGGCTGCTGTAAAGTTCGCAACAAGCGCGGGTGCAGCTAAAGCTTATACTGCTAAGTCACTAGCTAAGTATGCAAAGAGTGGTGATATAACAGATTTAATTCCATTACCTAAACAGCTTATATCTACAGGTAATCCTATGACTCTTTATAAAACTGTAAATGGTAAAGATGTTGCAATACAAGTTATGGAGTATAAAGCTGGTACAGGAGATAATGCTCCTAGAGTATTCTTAGATAAGTTTGGTAACGAACATAACCCTCTTGACTACGAGTTAGATCCTGTATACAATAGTAAAAGCCCTAAACATAGAGAAGCTTTAAGAACATATACTGGTGATTTTCAAAGTGTCATGAACAGTATTAGAGAAAGCAAATCTCTTATGGGTATAGATAAAGGAAAGAAAACATACAGAGACGACATTGATGTTGCCGCTGATGCTGGAGCTGTAGCAGCTTGGGCATTAGATAATAGAGTAGACTTACCTAGAATGCGTTCTTTAATTGGTCTTGCTTATAATGATATGCTTGAAGATACAGGCAGAGGATATAAAGCCACTAGTATAGTTAATTATTTAGATGCTCTTAAAATTAGAGAAAGTTTATTAGAGGGCACGGACGAAGATGAGTTGTTTAGATTACCACCTGATACTGAAAACGAAAAAGCTAGAGGTTTTGGTAAAATAGTTGAAGCTAAAGAGTTTGAAAGACTAAAGCAAAATGCAATTAGATGGATGAGAATTACTGAACCAGATGTTGCTGGAATACCAGATGCACAAGTATCTATGGAAGCTTTTAAAGAGTTAGTAAGTAAGTGGGGTACTTTAACTAGAGAACAAAAAGACCAGTGGAACGCAAAGTCTTCTAAAACAACAACTGGTTTTATGGAATGGTCTAAAGCTTCAATCAACAACGTACTTAGCGGAATGGTAGATTAATGGCAGAAATATCATCAAAATCAGTAGCAAATCGGTTGTTAAATAAAGATCTTAACGAAGATTATGCTTTTATAGATGGAGATACTTTGGCTTCTACTAGTGAAGTAGATCAATATGGTAACCCATTAAAGTTTAGAATGAAAGGCATAGATGCGCCAGAAGTTACAAAAGTGTTTGGTGCTGATAATGTGGCATTAGGAACTGCAGGATCTGACAAAGCTAACG